CATCAACTGCAATTTGATTATCAAAAAGTAAATTATATGACTTCTGCAAGTTTCTATTAGCTCTTCCGGGCCCCATATTAACTGCCTGATCAAACATTTCTTTTGCTATATCCCTGTTTTTAATTTTATTATACTTCTGATCAAGCCAAAATTCATGATAATAAATATCTCTAGCCTGATGCAGCTTTAAATCTTTCATGTCGCCTTCATAACCATTTCGCCTGGCTACTGCTTCTGTAATACCAAAGTTAGTCGCTCCCCCGGGATCATCTTTATGATTGACATAACCGCCCTCAATTTCCATTACTTCTTCAAAAGCTTCCTTAAAAATATTATCCATTTAAATCACTCCTAATTGCGCCATTGTTAAAACAAAGGTAGCTGCAGAAGATACAACAGCTATTATCCAAGCTATATTATCCATAAGCCTATCTTTAGCTTTTTTCTTTCCTGTTTCTTCAGTTTTGGATTCTTCTATCTTATCCAAACGATCTTCATGATTTTGATATTTTTCAATGAGCCCGTTATACTTATCAAATTTTCCATTAAACTCAGTCAAATGAGAAGTTAAATCTTGAATCATCTCAAATAGTTGCTGGTTAGAATACCAGTCTCCTGACATTAATTGTTCAATTTTTCTTTTATTGTCTTTTGACCTATCGCTATTTTTGTCTATTTTATCTTTAAAATGGCAGCTTTCCATGTTATGGCTATGCCCATTTTTTTCTCCCATAATTCCACCTCAAAACAGCCCCACCTATGGGGCAAAAGTTTTTGTTTATCTGTGTATCACATCAACTTTTAAATAATTGTACCGGATAAGCTTAACGATTCCACTGTTTTATTTTCTCTATTTACATAAACTTTGTACTCGTCAAAACCATCAATTTGCAATCCTTTTTCCACTCCGTTGTTAATCAATTTTATATTTCCACTGGTTAAATCTGAGTATTCTTCAAGTTCTGCTGATTCTCCCAGCTCTAGCTCCAGAGTAAATATAGTCACTATACCGCTAGATGGCCTGGAAGCTTTTTTGAGCTCCGCCCTTATAAAATCACTCTCTGGTTTTCTTAATAATTCATTTCCATTGCTATCAGTTATAACAATTTCGGGCATTGTGCTTGGCATATTCTATTCACCTCCTTCGACTAAATCTAAAACAACCTGACTTAAAGATTGTACAGTCTGTTCTAATTTTAAAACCCGCTGTTCTAGCGTCTTAATCTGGTTACTTTTCTGAACTGTCCTGTTTTTATGCTTATTGCTGTGATTTTTGCTGCTATTGCAGCTACTCTTTTTATTTTCTTTAATACCCAGTTTATTTTTAGTTTCTTTTGAAGCTCTATTTATTAAATTGCTAAACTGAGATTGAAATTTAGGCTCATTTTTAAGCTCATTTAAAACTTCCATTGAGCGGTCCCATTGTCTTTTTGATAATTCGCAAGCCATGTCGCTAGTTTTATATATACTGCCAGTTTGAGAGTAATTAGAAGCAAAACATCCTCCGCCGCAAAACTTGTTATCGCATTTAGCACATTTAGGATCAGTTTTATCATTTTCAAAATTAGCGAATATACTTCTCAAATCTTTTTCAGTAATTCCGCTCTTAACATTGCCTATTTTCCATTCGGGCCACTGCACAAATCTGTGACAGGGAAATATATCGCCTGCATGATTAACCGCAACATATTTTTTGCCAGCTCCACAGGGTGCTTTCATGCTAGCATCTGACAGCTCCTGTCTAAAGCATTTCTGATAGTAATTTATGCCAGCTGATTCTCCTCTTAAAACTCTATCCTTAAAATATTTATCTATTTTATCAAACTGCCTATCATATTCTTTATAATCTTCTTCGGAAAACTGTTTAAACCCATCTGTGGCAGGTGTAGGTGATGCGGTTTTAAACCCTACATCTTCTAATAAGTATTTAACTGTTTCAAATAAATAAGGCAGCGTATCCGGTGTATATGTCGGTCTCGCAACATTTCCTAAGCCTCTTTTTACAACTTCTTTCATGGCCCATTCGACCTGATGGAAACTGTCGCTGCCATCAGTAGTTTTTCTGTGGATGTTATGAACATGCTCTGGGCCATCTATTGAGAAAAGAACTGATATATTATGCTTTTCAAAAAAATCTAATTTTTCTTCATTAAATAGAGAACCATTTGTTGTGATGCTGAATTTAAAATCATCTTTATATTCTTTATCAGCATATAATACTGTCTTTTTAATCAGATCATATTCAAGCATTGGCTCACCACCAAAAAAGTTAACACTCAACCTTTCATTCTTGCTGTTCTGGTCGCTTAACCAGTCTAATGTATCTATAATAGTTTCCCAATCGATTTTGCTTGGATTCTTTTTAATGAAACAGTACTCACACCTAAAATTGCAGTCCTCTGTTAAAAGCAAAGCTATGTTGCTAATACTCTTGCTGCTCAAATCTTTTTTATTTTTATTCATATACTATAACTTCCTCCTTTTTGGTTTTCATGCAAGTTTCTTTGGGTGATATACTCTTTTGGTTGTTTAGTACATCTATTAATTTTTCTGGGTATTTACCTATAATTTTTTGGTTTCTTGAACAATCCCAGTAGGTTCCATCAGGCAAAACGCTTAAGCCAGATTTGCCAGCTACACAACCATTTAGATAACATCTTTTATCACCGATAGTATTGTAGTATTTACTTAAGTATTTATCGGCTGCTAAAAAATCTTCAATCGAAACCTGGTCAAGTAATTCATTTCCGTTATCATGGTAATAATTTAAAGAAAGATTTAGAGCATCATATTTTTTGGCAACTTCAATCACATGAGGTATAGTGTGAGCATTAGCAGAATGTACTGTCATATGAATTGTGCGCTGCACTCTCTCTTTTTCTAATGTTTCTAAAGCTCTTATTACAGTTGTATAATTATTACCCCTCAACCAGTTATGCATAATTTTATCGCCGTCTAAACTTAACTGAATTCTATCTTTTTTTCCCAAAGAAGCTTTAGCGAGCAGCGACTTAACCTTATAACCATTGCTTGCTATTGTTACACCTCTATCATATTTCTTATGAAAATAATCAATAGCTTCATTTATATAGGGATATGTTGTAACTTCACCACCGCTTAAAAGATAAGTTTTCCTCATCTCTGGCTGAATAGACATAAAGTCATCAGTGATTTTTTTAAATAATTCAAAAGGCATCTCTATTTCTTTATTTTTGTAGCTATTCGATAAATAACAATGTTTGCATCTCAAATTGCATTTTGAAGTTAAATGCATATCTAAAAACAAATGATCATCCCCTCCTTTTTATCCTACTGCATCAGTTGAACATCCGGGTAAATCGCCAGTCCATACATCACAGTCGGCCGACCAATCATTTTCACAGTTTGATTCACATGTGCCGCAGTCACTGTAATCTCCACTCCAATCGCTTTCGCAAGAAACCTCGCAACCTGTTTCGCAGGTATCAAGACAAGCCAATTCACAACCTGTCTCACAAGTGGTCATGCAATTAGTTTCGCAAGCGGACTCACAATAAATCTCACAGGAAAGCTCACAGGAAAGCTCGCAGCCTGTCATGCATCCTGTTTCGCATGATGTCTGGCAATAAACTTCACACCCTGTCTCGCACCCATTTTCGCAGCTTGTTTCACAACCTGTCATGCAAGTAGTCTGACATGAAGTTTCGCATGCTGACTCACATACCTGGCAAGCTGATTCACAACTGCCGCAGTCGCTATAGTCCCCGGACCAGTCTGCATCTGATTGGCAACTAGATTCGCAACTTGATTGACAGCTAACCTCGCATCCGGATTCACAACCTGTCTGATCGCATGTCTCGCATAACTGGCAGGTTGTTTGGCAGCTTAACTGGCAAGCTGAGTCACACTCATACCCCTCTATAGTAGATTCGCAAGTCTGGCAGGGGTTTGTTTCTGCCTGAGTCTGACAAGCTGAAGCGCACGGGTCAAATTCATAAGATGTCTCGCATGCATCACAATTAAGCTGGCCCCTTTGCTCAGTAATATTCACAGCTTCTCTAAGTCTTTTGATATGAGGTCTTCTTATTTTAGTTATACCAGCCGTGGCGGCTTCATTCTCCCATGTAAAACTGTCAAAACCCTGCAAATTAGCATAAGTATCAAGTATTTGCCTCAATTGAGTTGCGTGGCTTACTTTAATAGTTGTGGTTCCGTCTATAATTCCATAATTGCCAGATTCGGTAGTTTGATCATCTTTGCAATTGTTGTCATTTTTATTCCAGATAATCCTTTTTCCATCATCACCACCCAAAGTAGTTATATGAAACTCTTGAACAGCTTTTCTTAATTCCCTTAAATGAATCCCTCTAACCTTTGTTTTTGTAGCTATTATAGATGGATCGGTCCATTCTGTTAGATCATTTGTCCCGCAATAAGCCAATAGATCACCTCCTGAATAAAAAAGAGCCGCCGTTTAGGAAGCTCTTAATTATTTATCCTGCTTTCAACCTCAGCTTTATAATCCTGGTCCTTGATATCTTCGACTGTAATTTTCCCGCGCTCAATAAGCCTGATTAATGCTTTGATTTTCAATTCACTCAATGCCATTAGATTAACCCCTCGCTTTCTAATATCATTTGATAAGCTTCATCAATATCATTCTGGTGTTGCAACCTTTCTTTTTTCAGTTTTAGGTCTGACAATGGATGCTCATACCATTCTGGGAAGTTGCCATTTTCAACATATTCTCTAACTTCTGCCTGAAATCCCTGCGGAATATTAAGTTCTGAAATTTCCTGTAATCTGGCATCCTGCTCAGCAGAAAAAGTTATTTGCTCAAAATTGAGATTTGTTAAGCGGTCATGTTTTGCAACCATGTCCTCCCAGTGAGTTCTGAAATTAGCATAGTGAGTTTCTTCAACACCTCTATTCTGCAGAGTTACTCGATAAGTACAGGGAGTGTATTCTCCATTTTCATATATAATCATTTATGCTGCCTCCTTATAATAATTTTTGACTTTGAAAGCCCCTTCTTCATTTCTGTAAATATAATCAAATCTATCTTCTAAATAAAGATAAAAGTTTTCTGAACTTGCATGATCAGCGTGGCCTTTCCAGCTATTAAGTATTTGCTCAACTTTTTCTTTTGAAATTTTGCCTTTAATCAATAGGTCCTTAAATTTATTTAGCTTTTGTTTAATTCTTTTCTTGCTGCTATTTCTTAATAACATATGAGTAGGCCAGATTTTATAGCCGACCATATTTATTCCCTGTTTAAGTGGGAATATTTTAGTTTTATTTTTATTCATTTTCAGATCTAGTTTATCAATAACAAATTGAGATATTATTTTCTTAATTCTTTTAGCTTTTTCTCGAGAATTAACTACAATGCACATGTCATCCATGTATCTAACATATAATTTAAGACTCAACCTTCTTTTGCAGAACTGGTCCAGCTCATTCATGTAGAGATTAGCAAGCAGCTGGCTTGTAACATTCCCCAGTGGTAGCCCTAAATCATAATAATACAACTCACTTTCATATTTTGATACCGGCAGTCCGGTTTGGTCCGGTGAGTTATCGATTATTTTGCATAGCAGCTGCAGCATATCCTGGCATTTAATCTTTTTGGAAAGGATATTTTTAATAATATGGTGCTTGATGCTATAGAAAAAGCTTTTAATGTCAGCTTTGATTATCCAGGGCCTATCCCATTTCCATTTTGCTTTCCTCAAAAAATGCTGTATTCTATCGGCTGCTGCATGAGTGCCTTTTCCTTTCTGGCAGGCATAACTGTCCTTAATGAACTTTCTTTCGAAATCATCATTAATTACATTGTGGATTGCAAACTGAACTATCTTATCTCTGTATTTTGGAGCTGCTATAACCCTTTCTTTAGGCTCGTGAATAGTGAAAATATTATATTCGCCTGGTTGATAGCATCTTTCTATTAATTCTTTTCTCAGTTGATCTAAGTTATATGTTAAGTCTGCTGAAAAATTAAGTGCTTCCTGACTGTATTTTGTATCAGTTTTCTGAGTCCTGTGATAAGCATAATCAAAGTTTTCTTCTGTAATAATTTTTGAAAAGCAATCGTCAAAGTCATTATGATTTTTCGACAAAATGCGTGTTCTCCTTTCTCTATATATCGGGATACTAAGGCTTATGTCATTGTTAATGTGTTTACACCTGGCCTGCTGGCCGGTGAGAGAATTGAGTTCCTTTGAGACTTATAATAGCGTACATCCTAGCTGATGAAGCCGTAACCGCACCATTACTGAATATACTATATCTCAGAGCCGAGGACGCCAGCCGCGATTGTTGTTCGTATTCGCAGAATCATTCGCATTCAGGTTCGAAACACCGTTATTGCCGCGATTCACGCGTTGGGTCACATATAACTCAATCCTCAATATTTAATTTTAAGATTTCTTTATCCAACCTCCGAGCATTCGACCGATTCCTGACAATTTTTTATCTATGTTTTTATAAAAGCCTTTGTTTATCTGTTTTGTTTCAAATGATAAATTATTAAGAGTTTTACAGTGTTGTAAATATCCATCCGCTTCTTCTAAATACACTTTTCTTTTAGACCTAACTTTATTAGCTAAGGCCATATATTTTAAAAGATTTAAATAAGCATTTTTAATTTCAGCACAAAGTGAATATTTTTCTGCATTATTATAATTTTTAAGCGTAGGATATATTTCATAAAATAGTTCTTCTGTTTTCTGTTGTATTTTTAATTTCTTTTTCTTAATCTATATCACCCCTCAAACCAATGTTCCACCTGGACCTTCGTCCAGGCTTCCACATTTACAAAACAAGAGATCAAGTGCGCGCAAGCTTAAGCCGAGGACGCCAGCCGCGAAAGCTGTTCGCATACGCAGAATCATACGCACCCAGGCTCGAAACACCGCAAGTGCCGCGATACACGCGGTGGGTCGGGTCAGCGTCAGAACTTTCTTGGCACCAGTTGTAACTCCCGTTACCAAATTTGTTATGTGTTATCAAATCTCCGTCTGAAAAATTAACACCCCAACTATTAACTGTCGGTACATATGCTGGATAATTCCAGTTATTTGCTACTGCCTTTTCATGTATCGGCAGCATTAATGCATTCCATTCGTTCGCAGATCCAATAGAACCTCTGTCAGCATCATTATAGCTGTTAAGTGGGTCAGAAGCTCCGCCTTTAAGCAGCGCAACCTCATATCTTAAGCCATTTACTGAAACACTTGCATCCTGTCTGGTTGCTGTTAGTGCAGAACCTGATGAGCTCGTCAAATTATGATGTTCGGCTCCCGCTTCTCCGGCAAGTAAACCATCGCCATATACAGCCCCTTGTAAATATAAGTGGTCCCAGCTGATTGTGTGCCTGATTGGTTTTTGAGGGACCATATATATTTCACCCTGGAAAGCAAACTTAAGCCAGTTGGTATTTGAAAATTGGCTGGTCCCCTGTGTAACACCTACAGCACTTGCCAACGCATCTCCAGTTATAAAATCACTTGCCGGTACGATTCCGAAGAAACCTGCATCCATAGTTCCAAAACTCAATGTATCTGGATTGCTTATATCTGATGTTGCTACTTCTGAATGAATTTTCTTGAGATATTCTATCATCTCATCTGTAACATTGCTCGGATTAAGAGTTGTTTCAGCCGGGACTGTGATTGTAGATTGCGAAGCGTCAAGAGTTACGCTGACTGAACCTTCATCTAATCTTACTGGCAATACCCAATCAGGACTATTCCCAGCATCCAACCATAATCTCGGAACTGCAAAAACCTTCAAACCTTCCTTAGTTTCATTAGCTTCTAATTCAAAAACTTCATTTGCCATTTAATTCACCTCTCTAAAAATCTATTCGTTATAAACTGCCCCGACAACTTCTCCCGAGAAGAAGGCTCCCCCTCTTTCTCTAGTTATATCGACGGTTCTGTAACCTTCATCATTTACCATAATTAAGCCTTCTTTATACATTTTTACATCTCCAGCCATAATCTCACCGAACTTGTTTAATAGAACATTAAGGGCTCCTGATTCATCATAACCCTGTATGCCATCTCCTGACATTTTCCAGGCATCCCATTCATCCACTACAACTTCATCCTCTTGAGCAGCGAAACCAGTTACCATAGCAGATTGGACCTTTTCTTTTTTCTTTCCTTTGATAGTAAAAGTACCAGCTGTCATTATCAGATTAGCTATTAATTCATCTGACATTATCTTTTTAGCTGAAACATTTTTTATTTTTGCGTCGGTTATTGTCGCATTTGCTATCTTAGCAGCATCAACAGCCAGATCTTCAATCTTAGCATTGGAAATAGCAGCATCTTTAATTTGAGCATTGCCAACTGCTAGATTAGCTATCTTAGCTTCTGTAATAGCAAGGTCTGCTATTTTAGCTGTACTAACAGCAAGGTTGGCTATCTTAGCATTCTCGACAGCTGCAGATCCTATTTTTGCACTTGTTATTGTCGCATCAGCAAGCTTTGCAGTAGTTACAGCAAGATTAGTAATTTTAGCATTAGTGATAGCCGCATTAGCAATATGGCCTGTGTTAACAGCAAGCAAAGCTATTTTAGTAGCAGTAACAGCTTCATTAATCATATGCTCTGTATTTACTACATCATCAGCTATTTTATCGCCATCTACTGCATCAAGTGCTATTTTGGCTTTGGTTATAGCTGCATTAACTATATCGTCTGCATCAACTGCAGCATTCATCACTTCTGACCAGTCTATACCGCCGGCAGTGATCGCTGAAACAACATCAGTTTTATTGCTTTCGCCAGCTATAGTCACAAGCGAAGCCTGCACATTATAAGTAGTAGATTTTTCAGCATCAAAAGAATCATAATTATTTTTTGAAAAATATTTTTTGTAACCTGAGCCATCATCAATATAGAAATTGTATCCTAAGACATCACCTCTGGATGATTCGTCACACTCTACCCAGATATGATTGAAGGAAGCTTTGACTATCAAATTAGTCGGTTTATTAACCGGCAACCCCTCTGTATCAGATTCAAGCTCTAACTTATCTGTCTCTTGATATGGACTGCTTGACATAACTGACTCTATTTCACCCTGAAAATCAATTGGAGGTTCTTTATATACCCTCCCGGTTAATTCTGTGGTCATGTAATTATTGTTTGCCTTATGACTTATATTTTCTAACATTACATTTTCTGAAAAACTTCTTTTAACCACTTTTGGTATATAGTTTATACCGAGATAAGGAGAGTAATGTATCTGAAAACTAACCTCTTTTTGGTCTTTGCATTCGTAAAAGTGCATGTATTTTGATAATATTTCAGCATGATCTTCAGTTTGCACAAATTTGTTTTTATCAGGAGAATAAGTTTTCTTAGGCTCAGAAACTTCCGTATATGAATATTCGTTATCAGATAGTTTTTCAAGCGGCTGACCATATATTTTAAATTGCTGAATATATAGATCTTGATCGCTGGTATTATGAAACCTTACTTTTCCACCCGTTTGGTCAACATCAATGTCGTACTGGAAATAGACAGACATATCATTGCCTGAAGAATCCTCTACCCTTATTTTTGGAGCTTCCGCTTCTAAATTAACAGCTATAGAGGTGGGCCAGTTAATTTTTATCCAGGCGCTTGTCTTATTTGCTTCTAAAAGCATATTTGCCTGGTCAGCGCTTTTGTTATAAGTTTCTTTGTTGTAGTACATCCAACAAACCTGTCTATCTACAACTCTGAACTGGTCATATTGGATGCTAACTCTGTCATAATCAGAAGAAATGTTATTGAATTCCATCTTTTTCACTAAATTTTCATCAAAATTGACTTCTGTTTCTATGACATCCATACCGTTGAATGGAGTTTCTAGTATTAATTCATCTTCATTGCTCATGTAAAGAGAGCCATAAACACTTTTAATTAACTCCGAAAATTCATCCATAACGCGATTGTCTTTCTCAAAATGAGCATAAGGCACGCTTATGTGATTTCCGGATGGATCTGTAACGTCTTCAAATATTAAATTACTTGAATTTATCCCTATTTTTTCAGCTAAATAATGTGCTAAAGATTGGCCAGTGTTATTATTGTTGCAAATATCCCAACCTAATTTAACTTCATGCTTTTCGAATTTAGCTTTTAAGCCATCTTTAATCCTGTCATAAATCTTTATAGGGTACACATGTTTTAGATTTTCAAATTCTTCTGGAAAACTTTGTGTATATCCTGTAAAAATGGTTATTTCTATCTCTGATTCAACCAACTCGATATCTTTGAAAGGAGGAAGACCAGTTATCATTGCTGAATCTACTTCTTCTCTTAAATGACCAGAGAAAAAATCTTTAACAATTATTTTGTCGCCTTCTCTTATGAAATTGTTTATACTTTCATCAGTGTTTAAATTGAGGTCAAAGCTAGCTGTGTCAGTAGAAATAATGCCAAGGAGACCGTTTTTTTCTTTATTAATATTCAATGTAGTTAGATTAACTTTATTTGTTATATCCTGGTCTAAAGTTTCATTATAAATAACTATCCTATGATCTTGAGCATTATTAAAGTTTTTACAGTCTTTTTGGTAACCGTATGGAACAGCTATTTCTTTTGGCACTATTACCACCCCCTCCATAAAAGAAAGGCCAAGCAAAAGCCTGACCTTTCAAATATAATTATCATTCTATTAACTCAATTTCTTTAACAACTTCTTTTTCATACATAGCAATATATTTATCATCTTTTTGGAAATAATAAACACCACTATGAGGTACAAAGGAATCTGCAGCAATAGTTTTATCTTCTCTGCCATCATTGAATTTTACCAAATAGCTATTCATCTTATTGATCACCTCTGTTTATGCTTCATCATCTTCTTTTTCTTTAATCCACTTCAAGAATTCTTTATATAGGTCCTCTCTGTCAGTACCCAAGAAAGTGTTATTATGCGGAGAAAATTCATAAGTGTTATTTACAACTTTTCCTCCGCCTTCACCCTCAGGAATACCAGAACCACCATAATAGTCATCAGAACTGGTTGAATCATCAGCTGTAGGAACCTTAGTTGTATCAAAGTCCATTCCAGCCTCTCTGAGTTCATCCTGCAGGTTATCTAAAATACCCTGCATATTATCAAAGTCCTGCTCTAAGTTGCCAGTGAAGTTGATATCCTGTCCATCAAACCACTTGCTGAACATTTCCTGATATACTTCTGATTCCATAAATGCCTGGATAAGTCCATCTTTTGCAGATTCATAAATTGATTCACCCAAAGCAGTCCTGAAATCAAATAAGTCCTCTGACTCTAAAGCAGCATTCATTGCATCGCTTAAAGCGTTTTTAACTTCCTGCATTTGCTGGGTTATCTCTTTTGACTCGCTAGATAGCAGACCCATTTTTTCAAGAAGATTGTCGATTTCTTCTTCGGTCATACCTGCGGCTTTAGCCTGATCAGTAAACTGTTCAATTATAATATCATTGATATTTTCCATATCTTCCATATTTTTAGATATGTCAATTATTTTAGAAAAACCTGAACTTATATTTGAGCCACTAATGAGATTTTCTGCATATTCCAGTGGATTGCTTCCTGAGTAATTAGCTAACTTAGTGTTAATTGACTCAAATAAATTCTCAAAATAAGTATCCAATCCGCTCAGATTAAGGTTATAAACCATGCTGGATATATTATTTTTAAGTGTATCGAAATAACCAGATAGCCCCTGAATAAAGGAATCTATCATGCTACTACCGTCAGCAAATGTACTGATAAAACTACTTCTGACTGTTTGCATAACAGTAACAATATTATTGGTTGTCCTGGCTAAGTTTCTGGCTATATTAGTTATCGTGCCGTCCATTCTCCTTATTTCAGCACTGGTATAACCTGCAGCCTTATAAGTTTCTTTTAGCTGTTCTTTATACTGCTCTAAAGCCTCAGCTTGACTAATATAGTTAATGCCCTCAAAACTTTCTAATCTGCTTGATTCAGCTATATTGTTCTGTACCTTTTTGAGGGCTGATACTGTATCAACATAAGTTCTAAGTTGTGCTTGAACTGTTCTTAAGTCAGTTGAGAAACCTTTATCTATACCGCCTTTTAGCCTTTTAACCTGATTAACAGTTATGCTGCTGAACTGCCTTTCAAACTGTTCTAATCTTTCAAAAGGTAAATTCATTACATTGCCACCATAACCACTGAACATGCTTACATTTTTGCCTAATCTACGGGCTGTATCATATAAGCTGTAGGAATGATGCTCTCTTTCTTTTCCATGCCACCATCTATCCTGATCATAACCAGTAATATCGACATTGCCAAAGTTAGGTCTATTTCTTAACATGAAATCGGCCTGACCTTTTACCTGGCTCCTGGCTAAAGTTACATTTTGGTTGGTAGGATTTTGAGCAACAGCTTTGATAATATTCTTTGCTGTATCTTCAGTGTTATTTTTAATGCTTTGTAATAAACTAAGTTGTTCTTTATCGACTTCCAGCTGATTTTGATATTCAGCAAGTATCTTTTCATTTTCCTTCTGATTATATGACTGAATAGCTCCAACAATACTTAAACCAGCATTTGCTATCCCAAAACCTGATGTTAACTTACCCATCATATCTGTGGCGTTGCCAAAGTTCTGGAATTGATCATACATGCTTTTACCGCTGCCAATTAAATTACCTATCAAAGCAGCATCTTCATTGCCGGTTATATTAGCAATATTATTAGCAAAGCTGCTCAATTCATTTGTTAAATCAGATATATTAGCGTTAAACTCGGTAGTATCGCCGTTAATATCATCTAACTGCTTTTCTATTTGTTTTCTTAATTCTTCGTTCAAGTTATTTAGTTCATCCATTTTATCTTGATATTCAGCTTTCATATCTTTAAAACCAGAAATCAAATCAAGTATATGATTAAAGTTTTCTGTGTCTTTAGATACTTTTGCTAAATATTTTAGTGCTGGATTATCACCTAAACCTGATGCTTTTAAAGCCCATTCATTTGCAACATTAGAAGGAACTCCACCACCGACTTGACCTCCAATAGCAAACCCACTAAAGCTTCCTGTGTTGATTGATTCAAGTATTGGCAGCCATTTCTTAGTTGATGCCGCATTAATGACATATTCTCCGTCGCTTAACATAGCAGGGATACTATCTGATGTTGAAGTGCCTGGGCCAGAAATATAGCCTCCAGTAGCATATTCATGACCAGTAAACATTTCAATAATTTGCTTAGGCAATGCTGTCGGTGATAATTCAGAAGGGTTTGGAGCTCTAAACCAATCAGCCCAAATTTTATTATCTTCATCATTGAGCAGATTTGTTATTGGATTTATGAATAATTCTTTAAAACCTTCTACCATACCATCGAGTGATTCTTCAAAGGAAGTTTGCATATCATTCCATACACCAGACCAGAACTCTTTTGAAAATAAAGTATCTATTTTTTCTTGAGTCCAGTCTCCAAGTGAATTCCAGATTTCTTGCCACTCTAACTTTGCTAATAACCATAAATCTTCCCAAAAACTTTTAGAAAATAAAGTTTTTAAACCTTCTTTGAATTGTTCTTTCCACTCAGTATAATTTTCTATTTCAGGATCTAAGAGAACTGACAAGGTAGCGCCAATAGTTAATCCACCAGCAAGAGCTAGTCCTGCACTTCCTGCAGTTTTTGCAGCTCCACCAAGAGCCATTTGAGCACCCATCTTAAGAAGAATACCTTGAGCAATCAATTCAGCGATAATAGCACTCATTAATTTTGCAGCTGTAAATGCTATAGCTATAGTTCCTATTCCAATTGTGAGATCTATTGCTGCATCTAAAGTTAAGTTTTCATCAATTAGATCTGAAATTCCAGTTGATTCATTTAATTGTTTGTTTGAATTATAGAATTCGCTTACATTAGGTATCCAATTTTGATTAAGTTCATGAGCTGCTGAAGGCGCATAATTAGAGCCAAGATATTCAATGAACTTGTCCTGCATCTCATCACTTAATGAAGCTAGAGTTTGGTCTGCTGCAAGCTCATAATTATCTTTAAATAGTTCCCAGTAGTTAGTAACAGTTGTGGCTGCAGCTGCTGCAAACCAATCTTTTGATTGGGCTTCTAATCCTAAAGCAGATTCCATACCTTCAAAGAATTCCTGGTTAGAGTTTAAAGCAAATTGATAGCCCTGGTCTCTAAAACCTGTCATACCATAAGGCACACTTGAATTAGCTCCACCTTCAGCTCTGTAAATAGCCTTTAATAGTTCTCCGATTCCACTGTTACCAATTTCTCTTTCGATCTGTTCTTCAATAGATCCGTCTGAGGGCATCACTTTTTGCTTAAACCAGCTGCTGAAATCACTTGCTAGGTTTTTCATACCATCAAAAGTAAATTCACCTATACCAATAACTGCATCTATTGCATTTTCTACTGTGAGTTCAACACCGTATTTTTCTTCAATCCAATCTTTTAGGGATTGAGTTATTTTGGTTATTTCATTAAAACCCCACTCAGCAACCTCTAAGGTTATTTTGCCTATATCCTGAGCTTTTTCTATCCAGGTAGTTTCTTGCCACCATTCTTTTAACTCATCCCACTTTTCAATTGTTTGATCAACAGTATTTTCTGCATCCTCTTTTAATTCATTCCACCAGTCGCTAATATCCTGGACTGCTGTTTTTGTCTTATCTCTTATATCCCACATATTGAGATACCATGCAGCTCCGAAAGCAAACATAGCTGCAGAAACTAAACCAATTGGTGTTAATAAAGACATTAATGCAGTACCTACAGTAGCAAAAACTGCAACTGTGGCTGTCATTCTAAGAGCAAAGGTTAGTATTGACTTAATAGCTTCTCTGTTCTCTGAAACAAAATTCTGTATTGCTAAAGCCCATGATCCTATATCATCAAGCATTGAGTTAATTTCAGAACTAAAACTTCTTCCAATTTCAATAATAGAATTAGCAACTCTTTCTTTGGCCTTGTTGAATCTAAATGGAATAGTATTAGTAGCTTTTTCAAATGCCGCTTCCATACTTCCAGCTGAGTTTGACATAGCGTCAACGCTTTCTCTTAAGCCGTCAATATTTTTTATCATTGGAATAATTGCTCTTGCAGCTCTGATTTCAAAACCTATTCCTTTTAAAACATCCTGCATTTCCTGATCAGATAAACCTTCTAACTGATCTGATAAATCTTCTACAATATCAACAATTCCTCTGAACTTACCAAATTCGTTATAGACTTCTACACCAGCATCAGCTAACTGACTACTTTTCTGTATTAAACCATCATAAGCCCTGGCTAAAGATGTGCTTGCCATTTCAGCGCTCAAACCATTTTTAGTGACAAAGGCTAAAGAACCATACATATTTTCTAAACTCTCATTAAGCTTTCTTGCAGAAGGTAGCAATTCACCCTGAGCATTTGACAGCTGCTCATATGTAATTACACCTTTTCTGACAGTCTGAAATTGTAAATCAAAAACTTTTGTTAAATCTTGTATTTCTAAATTAAAAGCATTAACTGTAGCTATACCAGCATTAACTGCAGTCTGAGCATTAGTCATACCGGCAGTAGCTGCTCTTGCTGATAAATCTAAAACACCTATTGAATTACTGGCTTGCACACCGGCTGAAACAATATCGTATAAAGCAGTAGAAAGATTTTCCGCTGATTCTCCCACTCTATTTGATACGGCTATTACCCCGTCCTGTAATTCTCTAAACTTTTTAGAACTAGTATCAAGCAGTGTATTAACATTAGCCATTGCCTGCTCAAATTTAGCAAATTTATATATAGGAATACCTGTTAGGGCAACCAAAGCTGTAAAAGCTTTTAAAGCAACATTTCTGAGAGTTCTTAAGGCATTATTTAGTTTAATGAAAGCTGCTTTCATTTTTGCAACTGCTGCAGATATCTTTTGAGCATAACCTATTACTGAACGGGCCATGTTGGCAAATCTTCTCTTCATTTCTCTAACTTTTCTGATTGTGTCATCCATAGCAGAAAGCTCTCTTCTGGCCCTGATTGCCATTTCTATTGCAACACTCTCATTCATTTGCTTCACCATCCTTTCTATTTTTTATCGTCTTTATTGTTGTGAATAGCATTATTCATGCAGGTTATTATTTCTGTAATGTTATCCATTAAAACAGCAGGCTGTTCATAATAACCCCCGGAATAAGGTAAATGTCTTAGTTCCCAGTAACCACCCATATTAGTAGAGCACATTGACTTAACTTTATTAATTTCAGAATTGAGGTTGTTATAGTATTTCTTACTTTCATGAGGTGGTGGCTCTGTCGGTTTCCCCAAAACTCTATTCCTGCAAATTATTTTAAGGGTTTCATGCCTCTTTAGTTTTTTTCTTCATCATCCTTAGTTTTAGCTAAACCATTTTCTTCTTTAGCTATTTCTAAGAATTTATATAAAACTGGACTGAGTTTCCTCTGGTTTTTAATGTTAGTTTTGTTAATATCCTGATCTAAACTCCATTCAACCAGTAGGCTGGCCCAGATATCATAGTTCGGGTTGTCATTATCCTTATACTCTTCTTTAGGAGTTAGTGTAAAGTCTTTATCGCCTCTCACCCGGACATTTTTAAATTTATTCTGCTTATTTTTAACATACTCATGCTCTCCAATGGTTAGCTGCCTATAACCTCTGACATAATTAACACCATCACTAACCGTTATAAACTCATTATCAACAGTAACCTTTAATTCATCATCACTGTTAACACTTTTCCCTTTAACTTTAGTACTTTCAATAGTCCCTTCTTTTACTTTCCCTTCCATCTCTACAACTTTGTTATCTTCGCTCATAATTTATTCCTCCTTAAGTGGTTTAAATAAAAACAGGCCATTTTACAGGCCTGTTAATAATCCATAATTTAATACTGTGTATCCTGGCTATCAGTTAACATCATTGCAACATTATATCCTGCAACTGTATCCCAGAAAGCATTAGCCTGAAGGCTAACAGTAACTTTATCAGGCCCACTGATATTAGCAGTAGCCTGAGTAATCTTTAATTTAGGATAATCAATTGTTAAAAACGGTGTTGAACCATCACTTGCTAAACCAACATCAAGCTTAACAGGTATGATATTATTAGCTTTTGCATCAGCTTTGAGTGTCTCATAGTGCGCTGCATCAAACTGCATTGTAATATCAATGTTATGGTCTCCGCCTTGAGCGTCTAAACTTCTACGCTTCTGACTTAATCCATAATCCTCACCATCAATATTATTATTGTGAGTAAAGCTAAACTCATCAACGATACCGGTAATATCCTCATCAGTTCCACCTGCATCCCAGGTCGCTGTAGTTTCCCAGCTGAATAATTTTTCTCCTGTGTTTTCTGTAGGTGAAACTGAAGGTTGTCCTGTACCAGCTTCACTTTCAAGGGATAATATACTTGCAGTATAAGTAATAATAGACTGTTCAGAAAGACTAAACTGCAGCTGACTTATTTTAGATCCTTTATAAAGTTCCCAGTATGGATCATCTGAGAAAAACTTAAGGAAAGTAAGCCAGTTATCCATCTTTTGACCAGGTTGGAAAGTGTGTTTATACGGTCCAGTACCTGCTCCCAAATCCTCTGGTGCCGCTTGCTCCGGCCCAATAGAATGTTTTAATATCATCGGCAGTGTTTGTCTCGATACTTCTGCCGGTATATCTCCACCAGGACCTTCAGATGTTTTGTAACCATCCTGGGCAAACCTGTTACCTGTCAGTGCTTCACTCTGAACAGTGTTAATGTTGTCTTCAAGGTTGTTACCTGTTGCCAGCAATTTGGTTAGAGTAGTAGCAGCTGTAACTTTATCAGCCTGCTCTCCTATCGCTGTAACAGAATTTCTTCCTGTTGCTCCCATTTATCTCACTCCTTCTATAAGTTGTCATAATAATTTCTGCCCTCAATTAATATCATTGCAATGAACTCGATATTATCAGAGGGGCCACGTCTCATATATTTAACTGTAATATTAACACCCTGATTTAAAGTTCCATCTAATCTAGGGTGCTGCTTAATAATCTCAACTAAACCGTCTACTTTACCGACAAAAGCTGTCATATCTCTGCTTTCTGGTGCTTCTTCAACATAATATACTTTTACTCTGCCACCATCATCATAGTTAAAATTAAGCCCTTTACCGAGCAATGACTGTCCTGTATCTGGCTCAGCGCAAATAGCCGGATAATCTTCAGCTACAAAATCATCAAAATAACCAGTGAAATCATAATTAATGGTTGTATTAGCAGCTAAAATAGTTTTAACAGCTTCTAAAGTTTGACTCATTATACTCATAATTCACGCCACCTTATTGTAACCTTTATGACTGACTGCCACGCCTGTAAAACTTCATTGAACTCAGGTTGTGGTGAAGACTCATCATATTCAACTGAATAAGTTTTGATATCAGCATTTGATAAATCAGCCTCATCTAAAACTTTTTTGACTTCAGAAACGAACCATACAATTGCTACATCACCATTACTGACATTAGAATAACTGTTAAGAAAAAAAGGTGTTTCATAAATCCCTTTTCTGTTTTTATACTTATGATCAGTAACAATCTCGTGACAGATAGCATATTTATCAAAGCCCGGGCCAGCTTCATCCGGTTTCAACTGATTAAACTTAGTCATTGGCCTTATTTTATCCAAAGCAGTAATATTGTTTAGCAGTTTAGATTCTAAAGCCTGTAGTAAATCCAACATCAAAACTCACCAACTTCCTGACTTCTCTTTGTACATAAGCGATTATTTTATATTTGGCATTTTCCCAGGCTGTATGCATAAACTTATAAGCCTGAATACCAGGGGAATCACCATATTTATACCATGCAGGTTTATTAGGATGGCCTGATTTAGCTCCTCGCTGCCCGGTTCCATATTCAACGAATCAATTTTGTTATCCTAAAAGTTTTTTATCTTTTAGTTCTTGAAGTTTCCAACAAGTTCAGCATATATTTTCAACCAATAAAAAAGACAACCACATTACTGGTTGCCGGACACTCTTGGAGGTTTTATATTCTTGAATTAAGTTTCAACCTCTATGCGTTACAATTCCTTTATCTTTTTAAAACAAAGGTTATCTCGGTATTGTCTTATATTATTGTTTAAACCCAAGTCCATGTTCTTCCTTGATTTATTGAGTAAACTATATGTTTAGATATATCCATGTTTCTAGCGATTTTGATTGGTTTTTCTCCATTTTTTAAGCGGTTTTTAATTTCTTTGGCTATTTCTTTTGTTATTTTAGCTTTGTTATTTTTTTCCCCTCTGGCAATTGCAATATCTTCTCCAGGAGCTCTTAACAATCTTTTGCCTCTATCGCCTTTTCTATATCTTTCATATAACATTTTAGAATTAAGGTTCAACTTCTCGGCAATTTGTAATAATGTATATTCCTTACCTCGATATTCTATATTTATATTACTGCTTCTGTTATTGGCTTGTTTTTTATTTGTCGACCATCTACAATTTTCAGGGGAATAGTTACCATCATTATTTATTCTATCAATGGTTAAGTTATTTTTGTATCCATTATCTTTTGCCCATAACATAAAAGCTTCAAAATCATTTTGCCATTCATCACAAACTTCAATACCTCGCCCACCATAATTATCATATCTTTTCTTTTTGGGGTTATAGCATCTAGCTTTCATGCCTAGCCAAATTCCATATAATCTAGTACCTGTCATCCCATGGGTTTCTCTACCTAAATTTTTTTCATCTTGCTCATCTTTTAAGCATCCACAGGATTTAACTTGACCTCTTTTTAAACAATCAGATCTTACACTTTTTTTATTTCCGCATTCGCATCTGCATAGCCAGTAAGTCCGCCTTTTAGTTCTTTCCCAATCAATTTCAATCGCTTTCAATCTTCCAAACATTCTACCGCTTAAATCTTCTCTTTTTCCCATGTGATATACACTCCTTTATTTACATTATACCACATTCGGAAGGTATATAAAACATGTTAGTTACAATAATATTTAGATTTCACCGAATTTGCCCGGTTTATTACTTTTATATTACTACAAAAGACGGCATTCTTTTTACCGCATAATCCATTGGAGTAGCAACAACGCCATCTACAAAGCCAAATTTATTGCGAACAAATGAAAAAACACTGGCTCTGAGAGTCCCAGTGTCAACAAGTCCCATATTTGTTATTTGCTTTTTAACCTCAGCCTCTAAAATGAAAGCAGCCTGCAGCATAATCACTTCTAATTCTGTCTCAACATCACTTTTAATCTTCTGTAACTGATGAATCGTATCGTCTAGTCCTTTGAAATCCACTTCTATCCAGGCATTTTGTGCCATAATATCACCTAACTTAATCTAACTAAGCTGCATTTGATTTTCCTGTTAAAAGGCTTTCTTATCGGACCAACAATTTTATACTGGCCGTCTATAATATCGCCTTCTTTTAGCTTATTTGTCAGCATTCCGGTTAAATGAGCACTGCCGGTATAAGACTCACCCTGTTCAGATGTATTATAAGATGCTGCATTCTCAACTATTTTGCAGGGATAATTTTCAATGATAGTTTCAAAGGTTGGATCAGTACCGGTTCCATCATCAAAGTTATAATCAGATCCAGAACTATCACTGTCATTATTAACCTGTCTGGTAACTTTTACATGTGTGTAATCCATTTAATCCACCTCATATCATATCTACAGAAATAGTTGAGCCTGAGCCTTCTTCATCTTCTTCATCTACATAGTCTTCCCACATATCCATGACTTCTGCCGGTACATCAGAAAACTGTCCGAACTGATTTTTGACATTATACTTAACGCTCGAATCATCATCAGACTCTGATTCAGCTCCGGTCTTTCTAGAAAAGTTGAAGTCAACATATTTGCAGACACTGACTTTTAACACTGGATCTGTAGTTGATTCACCGGTTATCTTTTCACATTTAGAGTTACCTGCAGCTAAAAGCATTTCTAATTTACTGTTATAATTATCTATTTCTTGAGGTATTTCTAAATAATCTTTAACCTCATTTAAAGTGGCATACTCAACCATCATTATTCACCATCTTTTTCAGCAAGAGCCTCTTTGACTGCAGCTAACAGCTTATCCTTATCATTTCTCAGGCCGCTTCTGCCTTCTAATTTTATGTCCTGGGCTACTTCATATAATTCATCAGAATTCATTTCCTCTAACTCTTCATCAGTTGGCTGATCATTTTCTTTTTTGCTGGAATCATCTTCATTTTCAGCAGGTGGTTTGGGTTCTTTTTCTTCAATCTCTCCTATAACTTTTGAAACTAGATCATTATCTTTGAAGAAAGAAACATCTTTCTCATCAACCTCTATTTCAGAACCAGCTCTATGTCGATTGCCGTTATATTTAACTTTTCCAGATAGTTTAACTTTTACTTTTTTACTCATTAATCGCACCCCTTTTCTTGAATAGGGCCCATTTCTAGGCCCTATTGATTAATTATATTTAATTTGATTAGGCAGTATGCACATTAAGCACATAGACCTGATCTATTCTTTCAAAACTTGGCAGCACAATTCCTGAAACAGTTGTTTTGACATTTACAGGAGTTGTTTCCAGCTCTGTGGTAACTGCAATACCAGTATCAACAATTTGAACATCTGCATTACTGTTACCAGTCATAAGGTCAGACTCTTCCGGAGTTGTACCGTAATAAGTATTACCCAGAGTTCCTGTAGGTAATAATGAAAATACATCATCAGGGAAGAATAAGTTCCCAGACTGATTTTTAACTGTTTTAGAATACTTTTTATTATAAACTGTAACAGTCAAGCCGAGCTTATTAGAGAGATAATTTCTCATAATCTCGTCAGTCATAATCAAAGTACCGCCGCTGGCATAACCATTAGCAATAATATCCCCTCTGATGCTTTCGTTCTGAATTAAATAATTCCATGTTTTACGAGTACAAACCGCTCTGGTAGGTCTTTCTCCAGTCTCTTCTTCAATAGTATCCTGAGCAGACTGAATGTCTTCAACAGGATTAGAATTGGCAATATCAGACCACATATCGGTGCCAGTTAATGTTTCCTTATGATTTGATAAGTCATCATTAGGATCATAATCATAAACATAAGCCTTTCTATTAGCCTCAATGCTGATTCCAAAAGTTGAAATTAACTGCATTCTCATTCTCTCCGCCTGCACTTCAGCACCATTAACCAGCCCAGCTGCATCATCAAAGATGTTTCTAAGCATTGGCTGAATTAATTCGCTGTTTCTAGCAGCCATCAAGTTGTTAATATCCTGTCTGTCTTTCTCGCCAATTCTCATTGACTCTCTGAAGAATGGCATTTCAGTTTCGATTTCACTAAAACCGATTCTATCTCTAAGAGTTGGTTTAGCGTCAAAGTTTGAAGGTGTTAACGCTACAGGAAGACCTCCAGCTCCTTTAATCCATTTTAAATCCAATCCCAACTGTTTCTGTCTGGGAAATAATGCTCTTCCCAGATAAGGGATTGAGTTCGATTGTTTCTCTTTATAATAACTAGCTATTTCTTCTGCATTTGCAAAATCATAAATGCTTGGCATAGTTTTCACCCTTCCGTTTTAGTTAATTTTATTTATTCTATTAAACTGATTAAATCAGTTAAATTACTTTTTACATCATCAACAAGTGCTTCTGGCAGTTTGCTTGGATCAACAAAACCATGAACAAGCATAGCTCCACCGGCCGGGCCATGAGTTACATCAACATCATTTAACAGAATGCCTTCTACATCAACACCTGCACCAGTAGTTCCAGTTGCAGCTCCCTGTGTGTTCTTTTTCTCTACCTTTAAGCTTTCATCTTCAAGTGCTGCTCCACCAACACCTCCAACAGGACTCCCTGCAGGTAATATTTTTTTACCTTCTGAGTTAGCAGCAACATTTGTATCATCAACAGTTACGGCTAAAGCAACATAATGATCAGGAAACTTTAAAACTTCTTCTCTGTTCGAATAATCAACCTGAGTATATCTCATTAATTTTCACCATCCTTAATTATTTAATAATATTAATTATCTCCAAAGTAATGACTTTGGGCTTTTTCAGCTTCAGCGTCAGTTTCAGTCCCGCTTTGAGCTAACTTCTTACCAAAGCCACCTTTGCCTTTCTTTTTGCTGCCCCCATTAATTCCATCAAGAACAGAACCGCCATTCTGCAGCTCTTTGATAACAGCATCTTTGATAGCATCCTGAGCAGCCTTCATGCTTTCTATTCTTTCTTCAACATCAGCTTCAGCAAGTTCTGGGTTTACCTGGTGCATTTGATCAACATCAATAAACTCAGCAAGCTCTTTATTTAATTCTGATTCAGCAACTTTCTCTGCCTTATGGGCTCTAAGTTCTTTCTTTCTGAGCTCATTCTCTTTATCCTGGAGCTCCTGCTGCTTTGCTTCCAGTTTTTCTTCTTCTGACATTGTTTCCTGCTCCATCTCTTTCATTTTCTTTTTTAAGTTACCAATATCATTACGATAGCGGTCAAGCTCTTTTTTATTTTCCTCTTTTATCTTATCCAGTTTTGCCTGCAATTTTTCAGCTTCAGTTAATTTTTCATCATCACCGGTTGAGCCTTCATCTCCACCCTCGTCTCCTTCAGGGTTGGAATCGTCTCCACCTTCATCTCCTCCAGCAGATCCTCCCTGAGGGTTAGCTCCACCATCAGCATCCAGCATAAACATAGGTACAAATCTTCCGTTAATCCACATAATTAATATTCACTCCTCTACCGTCTTCTACAGTATTGAGACCACTTAATGATTAAGAGTTCTCTCAGTATCGCCGGTTAATTTTAGTATTTTATATACATTATCCCGTCTTCATTAGTCAGCCCGTCTAAAATAGCCCGTTCCTTCTAAATCGCCGGAATTAGAAAAACACCCTTTCAGGTGTTAGTTTTCAGTCCATGGTTTAAAGTTTTTGATTTCATTTACTGCTTTCTCATTCCACTGGCCACCAAAGTTAATCCCTCTGTCATCCACTATTGCTACAGCAGGAACCTTTTCCCTAACTACATCATCAACCTCAATCTCATGTTCGATTAACCAATCCTCAATTGCTTCGAGTCCACCTTCCTGGTGGCAGCGAGAAGAATGAACAACAACTTCAAAGTCTTTTCTAAGTAATTGTATTGCACTATTTACATTCTCAACTGGCGGGTCCGGTATAACATCAGCACCCTGCCAGCCTGATTTATAACTGTGAATAACACCATCAAAATCTAATATAATAGTTTTCTTATCTGGCATTTAGTCTACCTCCTCTACTTTTTCGTAAGTTTTATGGAATATATCTGGTTTACAAGGATAAAATTCATCATTGACACCTTTTATAATGTAATCTCCTTCTTTAGCAGTCATTGCCCCTTCTAAAGTATTAATAATCATTGTATTGCCTCTTAATTCAACAACTTCATCGGCTGACAGAGTGTTGTCAGTTTCGTCAATCCAATTACAAATATCAAGATAACTTTCTAGGCAATAATATTCCATAGCTTCTATAATAACTGGTTTCTTGCGATATTTTGGCATTTAATCTGCCTCCTCTACTTGTTTATATGGTTAAGCGAATCATTAAATTAACTACAGCTAAAGCTAATAATATTTCCCAAATATATTCCATTTAACCACTCCTAAAGTTGTATCCCTATAATTCTAACTCCGTCAGAATGTTTATGATTTAAGTTATCATCATAAGTTTTAGCAATATACTTCTTTTTCTTAGGAATATTAACATAAGGGACTACTATAGTTTCAAAAGCTGGATAATCTTTTATATCAAGATCAAGTTTAACACCTTTATTTTTCTCCCAGTTCGATTGCATTAATTTTAATAATTCCTCTTTGCTCACCTTCATCTAATCCCTCCTCAACTTTGATAATTATTTTGCCTCCACAATTAGGGCATCTTTCAATATCCTTTTTATCTGGCCTATAATTACAAATTTCGCATTCTTCTATAATTTTAGTCATATTTTAACCTGCATTCTTCATAGCAGCACCAATAATTCCTAATAGCTGCTGCCCTTCCTTCTTCTTAATCCTACCAGCTCTCATAAATCTCTTAGTTCTATTCAAAACCGCCTGCAGTTGTTCTGGACTTCTACGGCCATCTAATAACCATTCATCATAACCAGTGGCCGGGCCAGTAAGTTCAGTATTGATATAAGGACTATAAGCACATCTGCAAAAAGGATGCCTTGGCAAAAGTATAATTTCATCAATTGTCATTACTTTATTGTGGTCAGCTGAACAAACCGGGCAGGTAACTGCATCTAATGTTGCAAGGTATCTTACCTTTTCTATCCCACCCTGCTGATAGACATCAAGATTAGCCTGGTTAAAAATAGCATTCATCCAGCTACGTGTTGTAGCATCAACTCTGTTTTTACCCATCTGGTCGCTTATTCCATATAATCTGCGACTGGTCTTATTAGGATTTTCACCAAATGCAATAGACTCAAAGGCTTCTTGCTCTATTCTAAAGGCTAAATCAGTGCTGTACTTGCTAATATATTCAGTCATTGTCTTACCTTTGATTTGAACATTATCGACAACTTCTGACTTAATAGCCTGAGTTGGAAGTGTATCAAACTGATCGCTTATCTCTAATGTCGGTACATCTTTAAGCAGGTCCTGGGTAAAGAGAGCTTCTTTTTTGTACATAGCAGCAAGATCATCTCTATAATCACCAATAAAACTTTTTTTATACTGTTTAACCTGATTTCTGATCTGTTTTCTTAACTTTTCTTTCCGGTTATACTTAGCCATCTCAGCATTGGACCACTGGCCTTTTTCATTAGCTTTCTTAAAGATTTTCATTATATCATTATCAATACTTTCAATTGTTTTCTCTAACTGCCTGATATACTTATCTGCATATTCTTCTTCATCTAGTCTGTTTTCAATCTTGTGAATGAGCATCATCACTCAACTCACGATCTATCTCTTCCCTGGTCTCATTTCTCTCTGCTTTAATCCTTTTATTCTCTTTTTTAGGGTTAGTTATTAGATCAGGGAATTGCTCCATTCCAGTTTCTCTTGAGATGAAGCCGATTTCTCTTAAGCCTTTTACTAAATCTAATAGCTGCTTAACTGAGTCTGGGAGTATTCCGCCAAAACCAATGCCATGTTGCACTGGTGATTTGCCAAGCATTAAAAGAGCTTTATTATCTATATCAACGATACCTGTCTCTAAATCACCTCTTAAGCTGCCAACCTTAGCTTCTATCTCAATTGATTTAATTTTTAAGGCATCACCTGAAGGATCTCCATTGCTTAGAAGAGTAGAAAGCACATACTCTGGATAATCATTTGATATGTTCTTTTTTATATCTTCCTGCTTCTTAAGCATTAATTCAGCTACATTACCTGACATTTCTAAGTACTGCATTTGAGCATCAGGGTTATTTAGGTGCCAAACACTTTGCTCCTTAAAACGCCCTTCTTTATGCTTTTCTTTTCCTTCTTCTGACATTTCACCCTTTAGGTTATCCCAGATTAATGGATCACCATGAAGATAGAATACATTTTCAAGGTAAGCCTCAAGCAAATTATAATAATCGGTCTTATTGAAAAGAGGCCCCATGTCATAGTCAGTTGAAAATTCTACAACTGGTATAAAATCAAATGCTAGAGGTGTTTCGGACTCTTTGCCATCTACTGTTTCAACAATAGCTTTATAGCCACCAGTTTCATTTCTGACATTATAATACTCTTTTGTAACATCAACAGTATTAAATGACTTCTCTTCCATATCAAACTGCTTTGTAGTACCCTCAATCTTACAATAAACCATTTCTCCGCCCATATACTCAGTTTCAACTAAGTCTGGATCATGAATAACAAAAATAATTTCATCATCTCTTTTATTGAGTTCAACAACAGCTTCTTTAGAAAGTATTAACCAGAGGGCCAGCATATATTTTTGATTCTGGAAGTTATTATAATCCCAGATGTCATTAATCTTAGCTAATTTATTATCTATTGCATTATCTTCATTTTCTGATTCTGATTCACTCTCTGTCTTTTTCTCATTAAGCTCTGGATTGATCTCCTGCTGCATAGTAAGAGCGTTCATGATAAAAGCTGTCTTTGGTACTGGGTTAAATATCTCCCTGGTATCATCAAAAAGTTTATATTCTTTTAAATAATCAGTATCATATATCTCATTTTCGTAAAAAGCCCAGGCTCTTTGAGCTTTAGTAAGTTTAGCCATATTAAATATCACCTCAATTCCGGTTTAAAAAAGTTAATAATATTCAACCCCGAAAAATTCTTTGTAAGTATATTTTTTATCTTTTTCTTTAGCTAATATTATGGGTTTATTTTCATCATCAAAATAATAGTCATATTTATCTTTATTTAGATTTTGCAACCTTACATCTGAATTTGATGGACTGTAGTTATTAAAAACTTGATCTTCTAAACCCATTAGTATATCCTCCTTAGCGTCTCCAGTCTGTTTTTTCTTTTGTAACAATATTTCTGGTGATGTATTTCCGGCCCTGCCAGGCTATTGCATTGGCAACAACCATATCTTTGCCGTTAACATCAACTTTGCCTTTCTCATCATAAATAACCTCTCTGCATTGCTCTATAAGTTCTTTATCATGAATAATTAATTCATCTTTCCTTAAGGCTGTATCCAGTTCATCAAGCATTAAATACTTGCTGCTTTCAGTAGTGGTCCAGCCCATTTTCTTGCTCTCATCATCATTTCTGTTTTCTATTCTGGTAGTAAAATGTATATTACTGTAATGCCTCTGATTAAATACTGTATTAAGCACTGACCAGCCGTGATTATTGTTCTCTATCATCAAATAAGCATTATTAAATCTTAAAGCTAGATCAGTCAGTATGTTGCCGTATACATCCGGAGCGAAGTGACCATGGACCTTTGCTATCTGCTCCCAGTTTTTAGCATCATACATAATAGCTGAGGAAGCGTCTCCACCCTCAACACCTTCAGCAACATCAGCACCAATACAATACATTCTTTTAGGCTGTGGGTCATTCCAATATAAAATGGCCCCACCTTTTTCAGTTCTGATAGGTTTGTGCTTATCTCTATCTAATAGAACTACTAAATTATCAAGTTTATTTATATCAAAATAAGGCCTTCCAGTATGTAGGAACGCCTCTTTAGGATTGCAGGGATATTCCTGCTCTAATTTATCTTTCAGTTCTAATTTCTTATTAAAATAAAAGTACAGCTGCTGCCAGTCTAAATGCTTTGCTATCCTCAAATGATTTAACTTTGAGAAGAAGTCAGCATCAACACCCCTATATCCGTGTTGATTATCGACAGCATCTTTAAATTCTTTCTCTATTTTTTCATTTTCAAACTTAATCCTATATTCAGGTGTTTCCCACCACTCAAAAAATAGTGGAATAAAGTTATTATTACCCTTTACCGCATCATCCCAGTATTCTTTAAACTCATTGTAACCATTGGCAGTAGTTTCTAGGATAATAATGCTGTCTCTTGTAATAGCCTGCCCTAGACCAGAAAGAATGTCCTGAATGCTCTTCCAGAAGGCCGCCTCTGAACCGTGAAAGAAGTTTAAAGTCTTAGAACGGCCAATATCTTTATTACCGGCTGTTGCAACTCTCCACTTAGAATTAAGATGATCAAAGAGAAATTCTTTTCTGTTGTTATATTTTTCTCTGGGTTTTACTATCTCTGGCAGCTGATCATAAGGGAAACGTGCTTTATCCTGGAATATAGTATCTGTTGAATCATCTTCATGAGAAACTGTCATGCCTACAAAGTTATGTTTAGTTATTGTAGATGCCAGCTGATAGGCTGTTATTACAGAAGTAAATCCCTGCTGCCTGCCTTTGAGCACTAAAAATTTAATAAAATTTATTTTACCTGCTTTATAATCTGATATTGCTTTTTTGAGTTTCTTTAAAAACTTCTGCTGCACTTTATTTAAGAAGAAAGGCACTGTTTTCTGCTCTTTATTTACAATAACAAAAAACATCTCAATCAAAAGAGATGGGTCAGTTTGTATTTCCTCATGCAGTTTTTTAGCCTGAGGGCTAGGAATATCCTTATCTTTTTCCTCATCATGAGTTGATTCAATCAGTTTGCTTGCTACTGCTAATCTATATTCTCTGTCTTTCTCAATACTTTTATTTTCTAACCAGAGATCATATCTTTTATCAATAATCTGCTGACAATTTAACATATCACCACCCACTAACTAATCTTTAAAAAAGTCTTCAAGTTTTTTAGTTGTTTCAAGTTCAACCTGCCGCTTATCTCTCCAGTCATCAGGCTTTCTATTTTTGAGCCAGAATATTTGAGCTGTAGTATCTGGTTGAATGTGTTTTGTCTTAATTTCAGTAGTTACCATTTCATATTCGCCGGTTTTTTTATTATAAATAGATTCTTTCTTAGTCTCTTTAACGTCATAACCCAAAGCTCTTTTGAGTAAAGCGCTTTCTACTTTTCGATCAACAATTTCTTTGCCCTTTTTTAAGGCCTTCAGAAACTCCGGGTATTTTTTCTTATAATCATACAGAGTAGTTACCCCTATACCCATTTTCTCTGCTATTTGTTCATCAGTAAGGCCATCCCTAGCCCAACCTTTAATCACTTCCAGCTTTTCATCCCAACTATCTCTTTTATAAATAGTTTGCCTAGGCATAACCTCACCTCATTCCTTATCTTTTTCTATTCGATAAAATGAAATTCTTTATTTCTATGTGTTCATCAGCGTGGCAACTATTACAAAGCGTTTCCCCATTATTTAAATTTATTCTTAATTCAGGGGCTACACTCCAAGGTATTATATGATGAGCTTCTAAGTTATCAGTTGAACCACATTTAATACACTTATGACCATCTCTTTTAAAAACTTCTTTTCTCCATTCTAAAACTTTTTTATCATCTCTATCCAGCATTGGACTTAATATTTCTTTAGGTACCTTTTCTCTCCATCCAGGGGCATAATAATCAAGTATAAATCCACTTGTTATTTTCTGTATAATAGTTGATTTTTCACTAAAAATATTTGCCAAAGCTATAAGCCCTAATTTCTTATTAACTTTATCTGGATTAATTCTGATTTTCCCATACATTCCGATATGTTCTCCAATTTTTCTAAGAGCCTTTAGCTTTCTAAATGATTCTCTTTCCGCTTTATTTTTTAGTTTTTTAAATTCTTTTTCTCCCATTGCTGACAACACCTCCTTTTTAAAGTTTATAATGACTGCATTCTCTTTTAGTCTCAGAAAAATCTTCCAAACTCAAATGATTAAATTTTCTTCTATGTTCAGCAATACAATTAAAACATAAATCATGTTCTTCCATTTCTTCCGTAGCAATATCACTAAAATATTCATCACCACATCTTTTGCATTCAACATCACCAAAATTAACTTTCAGCATACTTTGCATCTCCTATATTACTCTTAAGTTAAATACTAACTATCCTGCCCCCCCTCTATAATCTCCCCCCCACCTTTCATTAAATCACAGTGCCAAAAAGTTCCCATTCACTGTGAGCATTTTCTCTGGTGTAGAGGTGGAAACATTCACCAACAATGAAATTTTCATCATTTTTTCTTAGATCAACTCTTTCAACTTTCAGCCAGCCCATTCTATAACCATGAACATGCTGAGGGAAGTTCTTTCTCAAATATAATTCAATTCTATCCGGAGGTTCAAACACTTTTATCATCTCCTACATGTACATGCCCTGCATCAAAAATTTTATTAGATCATAGACTTTTTTACAGACTGCTACCGCTCCAATAATTGCTAATATGTTGATGATCAACGTTATCACCTCAAATTTAAATGCTCAGATGCTTAGCCCTCATATTTTGTTAATTGCTTAAATCGGCAAATTAAACGGTGTATTTATTAGGCTAGGCATTTAGCCCAGCTGTTCAGTCATCTGTAGCAAATATTATAAGAGGCCAGATTATACGGAGAGTTTGTTGACTTCGGGAGTGCAACGCCTTATCTCACTGACCTCTTAAAAATTATCATAATAAACCGGCGGGCACACCGGGTAAATGTATATTATAATTGGGAGGTAACAACAGACGCCCACAACGATTTCTATATAATTATTAGTTTATGGCATAATTAAACCCCGGCTAGTAGGAAACCGGGGGAAAGGAGGATACTCGAAAGTCTGGCAGCTCTCGAGTTATTCCAGTATGAAAAAAACAAGTAGTAAACTGGCCTGAGTTGGGAATTGAACCCAAAGCTTAATGAGGATACCTGTTATCAGCAGCGCTCCATGCACCCTAGAAATACATTTTGTTCATTAAGTTATCCAATCTCAGACAAATAATAAAAGCCCCGGCGGTGCAACCGAGGCTGTATGAAAAGAAAGTTATATAGGTAGTGGATTTATCTTCCTATATCCACAATATAAGAATATCACATCATTACAAGGTTTGTTACTTGAAAGCTTATCAATTAGTGCTCAATGTCTGCTCAATTTCACAAATTCCGGTATTTTCTAGCTTTTCAAGCACATCTAGCTTCATTCTTTGGATAGTTGGAACGGAATATTCTTTCCCATTATAATCTTCAAGCAGGCTTTCATCATTTTTGCATAATCTCTTAATTATCCTATGTTCATAATCTCGCATTCTAAAGACAGTTTCTAAGTCAGTTAAATCTTCAAAATATTTATATTCCACAAGGTTTTTTTGCCTTTCTGTTAAGCATTCTAATGAGCTATCAATTCTTTCTTTAGCTAATTCCAATTCAATTAAATCCGGGTACTTATCCAGCTTATCCTCGATAAAATCTTCAACATCAGAATAAAAAGCATTTGTTTTCCCAGATCCAACATTTGAATAACTAACACCTTTAGCTGCATAATCTTCCTGATGTAATATCTGATTTCTTTTATTCTTTATCTGTGATTTAAGAGTAGGATAGTTTCTTAGCTGCTCCTCTATCCATTCTTTTACTTCTTGATCCATCAGAGTTTCACTCCCCTCGGTTTTTCCATCATCTCCCTGTAATAATTAAAAACTGAGTCATCTTCTGCAAATTCAACTGGCTCAACTCTTTCGGTCTTTCTCAGACTCAAATCAAAGCAATCAATCAGAAAATTATATATTTGAGGCTGTGTTTTTTCTATCTGCTCTCCCATTGTCATCCTGATCAGCTCCAGTTATCTTTTTATGATGTCGTACCAATTACCTTCAGGCTTTAATTCTTTCCCCATCCATTCTGAATCAATTTCACTTATTTCATGGCTTCTCTTATCAATTGATAGCCTCACATTTAAATCATTGTGTATCTCTCTGTCTTCCAGTAATAAATTATTTCTTGTAGAAGGACTGCAAGCTATTAATCTCCCTGTTATAAAATAATCTCTATACCAATCTTTAGTGCAATATACTTTTAAATCAGACATCTTTATCAGCTCCCTTAATCATTTCAAGTAATCGTGGCCAACTACTTTTATTTTTATAATTCATGCAGCACAAATACCCACCGCCGTAATCCTTCAAATAAATTTCTTTAACATTCCCCTTTCCATCATGCTTAATCCTGATATGAGCTTTATTAGGATTGTTAATTATTCTGTTTTTCAATTCTTTATGATCATTGTGATTTTCAATCCAGTTCTTAATTTCGGACTCATTAACTGCATCTAAAATATTAATTCTATAATCAGCAAACTTTTTTCTTTTAAAAATAGGTTCAGCTTTAATCTGATTAATGTTCAATTCTTTGCTTTTGAATAATGACATTTGAGACATTTTAAGCCTCCCTGAAATTAATATCCGGATACTTAGCAAGCAGTAGCTTCTTTTTTAGTTTGTAAACCTGGGTTTTATGGCCTTTAACATCCACTACCTCAACTGATCCGTCTGAATAAGTTATCTTAAAATCAGCTATATATTTTATTCCCCGGCCAGTTACCCGGTCCTTATCTTTCTCCAGGAGAACAAATTTAGGCTGCAACTCAAACTCTTCAACCTCTCCGGCTGCTTTTAGAAGTTTTAGATTTTCATAAAACCTTGCCTCTTTCTTGCTATCAAAATTTATTCCATCTACAAGTGGCTTTTTATTATTATATTTATTCTTCCTGGTTGATTTATTTTGCTCCTTTCTTTCCATTTTGATTAGTTCCCATTCTCCCTTGGGTATCCCCATCTTTTTGGCATCTTCTTCTGAATTTATAAACACTCTAGTCATTGCTCAAAAGGACACCTCTCTTCCATTTCTCCCGACTGCACTACTGGTATATCATATTTCATCAACAATTCTTTTAAATCACAGTTCTGCTTATCCTCTGGCTCTAAATCGCACCCTCTGCAGTTGCTATAGAGGGTAAAATTGATAATATCGTAAAGATCATCTGTTTCTATTGCAGTTATATCATCAGTCTTTCTCATTTTCTTCTTTTTCTTTCTGGCCTGATCAGTATAATCAAGCGATAATTTAGTCTGACTGACCATTTCATCAATATTATTTTGCTGGTCCTTAGTAATTCCTTCCTGCAGCATTTCGGCCACTTTCCCGGTATAGGTCCTTGCCATTTTGATGGTCCTCATAAACTTAGTTGACTTCTCAATTTTTTCATTTTCTTCATAATCGTCAATTTTGCTTTCATAAAAAGCTTTAAAATGAGTCAATATCTCTGCGATTTTCTGGTCCTGTCTGCTTAAAAATTTAGGCATTGGCTGCACTCCCCTCGTTATTATCTCTAGCAAAGTCCAGGAATCTCACATTATCCGCATTGACTTCAGGATTAATATAAGTCCTGTTATTGTTCTCTGACTTTCTAATTTGAAGGGAGCCGTCCACTCCAACGAGTCTCCCTTTTCCCAGGTGCCGGGCACAATTTTCAGCCAAACCTCTCCAGGTGACGATGTTTATGAAATCAACATCTCTGTCTCCGTCTCGGTTTGTATAATTTCTTTCACAAGCTATTCGAAAATTACAAACTGGGGTTCCATTTTCTGTATAGCGGAGCGAAGGATCTTTAGTAAGTCTTCCAATTAAAACAATACGATTTAACATTAAGCACTCTCCTCATAATCATTAATTTTGTTATAAAAAGTTCTTTTGCAAATACCTTTAATCTCACAGATTTCTTTAACGGTTTTTCCTTCTCCTCTCATTTTTAATAATTCTTCGGGGTCGATATCTTTATAACTTGGGTGATTAATCGGGTTAGAAAATCTTTTTTTAGCAGCTTTACTCATTTTATTTTTGGTTGATGCTGATAAAACTCTTTGTTTGTTATGCTTGGCAGTATGTTCACCAAATTTCATTAACTGCAAATTTTCTATTCTATTATCATCTTTTATTTCGTTTTTATGGTGTACGATTTCATCATCTTTTAATAATCTCCCTAAATTTTCTTCCATAACTAATCTATGTTCCATTACATAACCTCTTGTTGTCGAATTTGGATGATCAGGCGAATAAATCATTTTATACCCTTTCCCAGTATAGTGAACACCACCGTTCCAATTAGCCCCACCTGAACCACTAAACCTTTCTGACTTACTTTCCTTTAGATATTCTTTAGATTTATTTATTTTTAATCTATTAGCCTTATGCTGAATTGCAGTTACAGTTCTATTAAATATTTTAGATAATCTTTTATTTGAATAATTGGGATAAAGTCTGATTAATTGTTTTTCTTCTTTATCAGTCCACAATCTTCCCCTAGCCATCATTCATCAGCTCCTTTTTCTCTAATTGCTCTAACCTTTTCCAATCTTTCTTCTGCTATTTTAACTGCTTTTTCGTGAGATTTTGATTGAGCTATTTTTTCTAAACCAGCTAACATAATATCGTGAATTACATCATCTTTTGGAAATTCCTTCGGCTCATATTTTTCATCATCAAATAAAATTTTATCCATATAATTTGCCATCGTTAACCCTCTCCTTTTTCTACTCGCAATTTTAGATTTTTCGAAAATATCCATATTCTTTTCTATTTGTTCCCGAGACTCCGCTTCACACCACTGGGTATCATCCTGCATATACAAAAGCATTTCTATATACTTACCCATCTTGATTGCTGCCTTTGGCTTTATTAATCACTAACCTCAATTTTCTTTCCCACTCATGCTTTTTACATGTGAATCCATTGTAAGAATCGCATTCACAAGGTAAACTTTCGACTATTTTTAAGCTATACTCTGCAATATCCAACAATTCTGGTGCGGCCTCAATTAATGGTGCATCATTTTTGATATTGCATGCCGGCGCAATAACTCCTATCAATCTAGTTTCTTCAAATTTTTCACCTGGATGAGTCATTTCATATTTACCGTCATAGCATTCTTGTAATTTCCATGGTCCTGGTGTATGTTCTCCCATAATCAAACCTCCACTTCTTTGAGTAAAGCCTCTATAGTTTCAAAAGTATCAGCCTGAACTGCATTAGCCATTTGAATATCCTGAAGCACTCCTTCTAAGAGATTCCTCATTGCAGGAGCTCTTGAAATTAATTTAGGTATTGCCCTTAAATCATCTTTTGTTTCCTTATCAGCTACAAATCTAGCTACCAACTTATCTTCATTGTTTCTGACATCAAAAATATAATACATTGATCTTCTGTATTCATCTAAAAGCCAGGGGCCTTTAATAGAGTCTAATTTATCGCTGTTTTCTTCATCTTTGAAAATATCATTTACTAAATCTTCAAGTTCTTTATTATTAGTCATTGTTTTCCTCCCGTTTTTCTATTTTATTTATCATATTCAAAACACTCTCTTTCATAGGTTCCCAGAGCAAGTTATATTTGGAGCCTAAAATCATACTCATAGTATCGCCATTAAACTTAATTAAACCTATTCCTCTTTTAGAACATTTCTCAATATATTTGTCTTTGAAATTTGTTTCTTCCGGCATTATAATCCATGAAAAATTAGAACTTTTTCTGTGATCTCTGGCCTGCTCATAAGCTTTTTTCTTGTCATGCAACTTATATTCAACTGTTATAAGCAATTCTTCTATCTCAATCAAGGCATCAACACATCTACCCGAAATAGGAAACTCCTCATGAACTTTATAACCCATATTTCTGAAATGATTATTGCATAAAACAGCCATCTCCCTTTCTGTTTTGAACATTATTCTCTCCTCCATTTACCATAATTATTATCTGCTATATCTTTAATGTCATCTAGCAGTTCATTTAAAGAGTCTTTGCTTAAATTTTCAGGCCTAAATTCTATCATTGCGGATATACCCTCAAATTCAGAGTCCATTTCTTGATGTTCTTCTAAAATTTTATCTTTGACTATTTTGTAATCATGCTCTTGAAGCCACTTGTGGAATTTATAGGCTTCACATTGATTTTTACAAAACGGTTTAGCGAAAACCTTAGATAGTTCTTTGCTCAATTCTGTCCCGTTACCATTATCAATTAAATCCTGTATGTCACACTCAACATCTTTGCAATATTCTCTGCTCTGATATTCTACCAAATTAATCACCACCCTCCCACGGCACCAGTTCTGGATTAGCCAGTGCATTGCCTATCTTTTCGAGTTCATCCCAGTGGTCATATAAATCTGCATACTCTATCAAATCTTTAAATTCTGGATTAAATCTCTTATAACGATTGATTTGATAGCTGCCTTTCTCAAACTCAACAACAAACACTGAACCATTTTCAGTTTTCAGCAGGTCTTTATCATAGATATCAGCAAAACCAGTGTGATAAAGGATTTCTACTTCATCAAAGTTTCTGTAAGAATAGCCGTCTGAAAAGCCTTCTTCCGTATAATTCTTTAATACTATTTTGTTTTGCCCATAATCTATTAAATCAACCTTCTTGATGCTTTCAGCTACTTTATCAAAAGCTTTTATTTTTCTCATAATTAAACTCCTCCCAGTATTAGTTCAGTATTAACTTTCTTAAACTTCTTTTTCTCTTTCCTTGCCCCAACCACATCCATTGAGTCCTGGTATTTGCCGCTATAAACCTGATCAGGTTTTCTTTTCATCTCTAGAAACACCAGCTGACCGATTAGCATTCCGGGATGCAGCTGCATAATATTACTCGAGTCATTAACTATTTCAAGAGTGACTTTTCCCCGGTAACCTGGATCAATCCATCCGGCCGTGATATGTACCCTTATTCCCCATCTGGCAAAAGTAGACTTACCGGCAAGCATTGCGGTCAAATTATCGGGCACGCGAATAAACTCATCAGTAACCCCTAAAACAAATTCGCCCGGCTTAAGCAGCTTCTCTTCAACTGAAACAGGTCTATACTCCATCTTGTCGACAGTAGGGTCCATTACTCTGCCTTTGAATTTCTCAACTAAAAACTTATCTCCTAAAGTGATATCCAGTGATGCCGGCTGTAAATTTTCCTCTTTAAATGGTTCAATATTATCTCTTAATGGTCTGATCATATTATCTGGTAAAATCATTTATATCATCCTCTCTATTTATTTTCTTCCGCTTTTGTTAGGTACCAATCCTGCTATTTTGCAGGCCTCTTTATAATTATCAAAATAAGTATAGACTCTATGTCTTTTAACTCCATTTTCTACAGCCTCTTTAAGTGTTGGTGTATCTTTAATTTCTTCAGCAGTATTTCTAATTATTTCTATAATTTCTCTTTCTTCTTCCTCTAAACTTTCTATTTCTTCTTTGTTCTCTTTGAATATAGAATCAAATCCCTGACATTTCCCCTCGGAATTAAGGATCGGATCATTGATGTCGTCAAATGACTCGCATTCTCCATTATCATAATGGCTGCAAATATCTTTCATGCAGGGAGAATCAAAAATAATTTCTTCATAATTCGGTAGTTTGGGAGAATTTGCATTACCATTTTCTGATGTTGTAATCTTTTCTTCAGGTACTTTTTCAACCTGCTCCTTATCAAAATAATCGTTATACTGCATCTTAGCTTCTGCCTTGACCTCCACTATTCTACCTTCTGACTGGTATTCTCCGACCAGCTGCTTCATTCTCTGCTTTGCTGCAGGTGCTTCCTTCTCTTCTGCCATATCTATATAATTTTCAACATTTGGATTCTGCTTAACTTGAATAATATACATTAATTTTCCTCCTCAAATTTTGCTATTAATTTTTTACTCATTGCTTTTGCCTTTTCATCACTTATTGGTTTATATAAATTAGCAACATTTTTGCTATGGTAAGTAATGAATCTCCAATAGTCTGTTTTGGGTATATGCCTTATTCTTCTCTCTTGTAGGATTTCAGCAACTATAATCCTGCTTCCTGTAGGATATTCACCGTCATAACGAGCATACTCCTCAATACTTTCTTGACAATCTTTTGCTAATTGAATAGCTTCTTCCTCGGTTTCGACAATATCGAACTGCCTATCCACCATTTCATAAACAAAATACATCACTTTTCCTCCTTAGGTTTTATAAATCTTTCAAAATTCTTTTGCCTTTCTTCTCTCAAAAATTTGCGATAGCATTTAACTTTATGCTTCTCCCAAACCAGGTCTTCGTTTAATTTTTCTATTAATCCGCTTTGCTGAGTAATTTGCTGATCAAGGACAATGTAAGTTACAGCAAATCCAATAAGTAACCCGATTATTAAATTAATCATTTATCCTCCTTTTAAACTCTATCCTTATCTAAACCATCCCTCACGCCATCCTCATAACCTTTCTGATAACTATCTACTGCAAATATTCCTAATATCAGCATTCCTGCAAACCCACCAATGAAAAATGCAACTAACTCACTCAAAGTCTGGCACCTTCCTTTCAAAATATTCTTCTATCTCTTCCCTGATGATTTCTCTAATTTTATTTGTTAACTCCTCTTCAAAAGCATCTACTAACTTTTCAAGCTCTTTTTCAGTCATTTGCTGCCTCCTCAAAAAGCGGATCCATTAGATATTCATTAGGAGCTGAGCAATTAATTGTCTGTCTTTCTATGATGTCTCCATCACTATCTCTGCCTGAGTAATACTCGCAAGTATCATCAAAATCAATATGTCCTGGAACACAACCTCTTCTCGGCCCATTAATTCTCATTTCTCCTTTTACCGGACAGTCAACATAATAATCACAATTTTTCTTGTAAGGTTTTATCTTCATTTTCAACCTTCCTCTCAGACTCTTCTATAATCTGTTCTATCTGTGATTCATTTAGCTGCGGATGATCTCTAATCAGCTTTTCTTTTAGGTCCATGTCTACCTCCTTAAAATATACTGTTGCCTTTTTCGTCTATCACATCATCAATGCTATATATTGCCTCATAACTTTCTCCACATTCATTGCAAGTTATAACCACCACTTGATTGCTCTCATCACTTATTAATGTCATTTCTGGCTCACTGAAATCCAATTCTTTTTCGCACTTTTTGCACTTCATTTTGACCTCCTTAAAAAAGAATCATTTTCCCATCTTCATGCAGCTTAATCTCTTTCTCAATCTTTTCACACTTACTTGCTGGTGATAAATTAATCTGATTTAAATTACCGTTTACTGCAATTCTTAACCAGGTTTCCTGATTCGATTCGTGATAATCAGCCTGAACTATCACCCCTTCAATAGTTTTGTCTCCAGTCCCGAAGTGAAATTCTCTTTTAACTGAATCGCCTTCTTTCATCTTGCAGCCTTCAATTTTTCATTGACCTCTAGCCTGATATTGTTCTTATCCTCGCTTAACTCAAAGTCTAATTCCTTATTTGCAGAGCTCATAACATTTTCAAGAACTTCTCTAACTCTTTCGATTGGCTTTTCTGGATTGTTGTAAATAAATTGATTTATCATTTGCCTTAAATCCATTTCCAAAATTTCATCATCAACCCCTTTAATGATGACCCCTTTAACCATGTTTCTTCCTAATATTTCGCTCACAACTGTCCCTCCTCGTATATAATGGCTTGTTTCTTTTCACTGTATTTATAATTTTTGCATTCCATCAACTCAGCATGGATAAGTTTATCGGGTGGGGTTTCAATAAATTTTCTAACATCCGGAACATTTAATTCTACTTCTCCAACGAAATTGCATTTGCCAGAACTATTTCTTTCTTTTGATTTATTATGAACACACATCATCCAGGGGCATTTAATTTCTGGCATTGATTAATCCTCCTTTAATAATTCCGAGTTTTGATGTTTGCTACCTACAACCTCTGATTTTTTCCAATCATGCCTATAAAACCTTGTTTCTGTTCCGATTTCATTTGACTCATAATTATTTCTATTTAACTTTTTCATGACAAAGCTTGCTAATTTATTATCATATTTTATTAAATAATATCTATTACCTAATTTATATTTCTGGTTTATAATATCGCCTTCATAAATATCTCTGCCGCTTTTATCTTTTGAGCCTGTATATAAATCTCTGCTTATTAACTCATACCCACTATTGTGGTGTGCTCTTATTATTTTTTTGGCTTTTCCCTTTTCGATGAAGTCTAATGTTAAATAATTGAATAAATAATGCTCGCCTTTCACTCCTTTAAAAACGTACCTGAACTTTAATTTCTTCAATTCTCATTCCTCCTTTTATGATCAGCTGTAAATCCATATCTCTTAACGCATCTAACAAATGGACAAGCTCCTTGCTTTACATCGTTTTTAGTCCTATTTTTCTGGCCCTTAAATGGATACCAGACACAATTCTCGCAGTGACTATCACTAACCAACTTAGACATAATTTCACTCCTTGCAAACGACATTATATTTTTGGATTTCATCTAAATACTCGTCAACTTTATTGATTTTATCGCCTATATCAATAAGGTTATTTACAGTTTCGAGATTTTTAGTGCTTAAATCTTTATGAACTTCATCTAATATATCTTTAGCCTCCAAAACTAATTTTTCCCTTTCTTCCCGGTTACAGTATTCTTCATACTCCTTAACCACCTTATCTATACGATCACCGGTCACCATTCCAATTTCACCCTGTGCCTGAGCTTGATAAGTTATATTTACCATCTTCTCAAATAATTCTTTCATTTTATCCATTTTTAGTCCTCCTGTAGCTTTCGCCGTCAAACCTGATAAAGTATTTACCTCTTTCTGCTGCTTCGGTCATCCGATCAACAACTCTCGGAGAAATATGTTTGGTTAATTCTGACCCACTTAAGTTAGTTGTAATAATAGTTGGGAGTAGTTCGTTATATCTATGATTTAAAACTAAATACATTTTTTCTTGCTGCCATTCAGAGGCTTTCTCAGTTCCTAGATCATCAATTATTAATAATTTAGCTCTCTTATATCCATTCATCAGAGTTTTTTCATCCTCTGAGTCACTGTCATAGCTATCTCTTATCGCTTGTATCATTTCTGAGCTTGATATAAACTTTACAGGTGAGCTTCCAGAATAAACTGTACTTCTTGACTTTTCTGCAGCCTTTTCAGCGAAATATCTTAATGATCTTCTTCCAGCTGCTAAAGCTAAATGAGTTTTACCAAGGCCATAACTGCCAGCCAAAACTAACCAGGTCCCTTTTTTAAACCTCTCATTGAAATCCTCTGCATAATTTTTTACTTTAAAAAATGCTTTATCATTGCCATATTCCAAATTAAAATTATCAAATGTTTTATTTTTAAACCGCTTAGGAACTTTAAACTGCTTAACCATGTCCTGAAGCAATAATTCAGTCTGTCTTTCTTTGCTAATTAAATTATTCGTCTTGGTCGAAGAGTCCGTCGACTTCTGCTCCGATTTTTTCTTCTTCAGTTGAGTAACTGTCTCCTTGAACTTGTTTTCCTCCATTATTGGCCTCCTTTGGATGTGGCTGATTTAAATAACCTTCAAATTTAGTGCCGAATAAAGTTCTGGGTCTTAAATATTTTGACATATCAGAATCATGCAGCCATTCAGCACATTTTTTATCAACAACCTCTTTGAAATCTTTTAATTCAAATCCTTCATTCCATCTGCCTGAAATATGTCTTTGAGTTGCTTGACTTGTTGGTTTAAAATTTCTATCAGCTTTTTGATTCAAATAATTGACGATCTCTGCATAGGGTATATTATCTTTATTATTATCATTCTTTACATTCTTAACATTATTATCTTTATTGTTTGTTTTGTTAGGCGTTTGTTCACCGTTTGTCGAGCGTTTGTCAGGCGTTTGTTCACCTTCTGGCACCCTTTTGTCACCCTTTTGACTAAAGCCGCTTTCTTCTTGACATGACAATGTTGAGGGCTTTTGATATTTCTCCCAATTCAATATTTTTATAATTGAAAATTTACCTTGATAAGTGCTAGTGTCATATTTAATCATTCCATCTTTCTCAAACATTTTTACCGTTCTATACAATTTATCTCTCGATACATTTATTGCATTTGCAAATTTTATTGTTCCAAATATTAATTCTCCTGGACTTAATTCTACCAATTCATAACCAACATTCATTTTGTGTTTTTGGTGACTGGCCTTGCTTAATAAAGTTATCCATATTTTTAGTTTCTCGGGGTCATCATAAACCCAGTGATCTAATAATTCTCTGTGCAGTTTTATCCAGCCATTCCCCATAACTTCCACTGATTATGACACCCCCTCTCAAGCTATCTTAACCATCTTTCCGGTTAATTGTTGTATCTCTCTTTTAAACTGTTTAGCATCTGAATTCCTATCTGACAAGTGAAGCAGCCAAATTTCATTTACTTTTGATAGATCATTAACCTTAAGAAAATCTTTAACATTTTTTAAACTGAAATGACTTTTTAGCAGTCTATTCTTCTGAACCATCAGAACTCTACCCGCTGCTATATTTTCATCAAGTATCTTTTTGCTGTAGTTACATTCAATCATGATGTAATTCAAATCATTAAACTTAAACTTACTGTAAAAACTATCAGTAATATAAACTAACTTATCGCCTGTTTCCCTGCTCCAGAGTAAGTAATTAAATGGCTCTGCAGCATCATGTTCTGCTTCAAATGGTTTAACTATCCAGCTGCCAATTTTAAATGGATCATAAAGCTTATGAGTAACTAATCTGTGATTATCTTCAGTAAATTCATCATCAATTAAAGCCTTTTTAGTACCTGAGCTCATATGACAGTTAATTCCTGCTCTAGTTACCTCATTTAAAGCTTTGCAGTGGTCCTTGTGTTCATGGGTTATCAAACATCCTTCTATCTCTGACAATCTAAATTCTAGCCCTTCCTGCAGCTTCTTATATGGAATTCCACATTCCAGGAGTAAGGGTGTCTTAAAATCAGACACCCTGTAGGCATTTCCTGAGCTCCCGGAAGCTAAGGATTTAATTTCTAGCATTTAAAACGACGGCTCTCTTGGGCCTTCTGTTCCTGTTGCACCCAATTGTTTTTCTGACTCTTGCTCTTCTTTTCGCTCAGATTGTCTTTCATCAATTGCCTCTTCAACCTTATCCATTTCACGATCTAACTGTTCTTCAATTGCATCTGGCTCTTCCTCTTCAGCTTCAATATCAATAGTCTGACTGTTAGCATTTTCAGCTATTTCTCTATTGGCTTCAGCTTCAACACTCCCGGTCTCTTCATGAATCATTGATTGAGCATTAACTTTCTCTGGGTCTAAATCAATCTTATCTGAGACCCTTCTTGCAATAGTTTTATATCGCATCTTTTCAGGCCATGCATCCCAAATTGCTTTAGTTTTAGCTGCATCCCTCGCTTTCTGAAAATCTTCCTCTGTCAGTATTAATAACTCATTCTTGCTAGAGTCTTCATACTGGATATAAGCAAAACCACCTATTACTTTCCCTCTGTTGAATGGATTTTCTACTTCAAATTCATAAGCTTCGACTTCTCTTTGAAAGTTAGACTTAAGCGGTTTGAAATGGTCATTTTCATGAACAAGTTCGATCACAATTTTCTTAGGTGGATTTAGAGCATATTTTTGAGCTATATAAAGCAACCCTTTAAATCCAGTTTGTAAGTCCAGATCATACTTTTTATTCTTACCATTGAAATACGGAATAACATGAATATGATTTTTCATTAGAGCATCAAGGCCTAAATTAACTTTATGGACTGCATCAAGTGCTAAATTCTTAATGTTTACATTCTCCCAGGTGTAAGGTGTCTTGCTACCATTTCTCTTGCTCTCAAATTCCTTCAGTGCTGAGTCAGCTTTCAAAAACAAGTGCTGGGCCAGCTTCTTCTGATGATCAGAGAAAACTATGTCATTACCCATTTCCTGCCCGAACTGTCTTTCTACCTCACCGACAAATCTAACTGATACTGCTGTGTTTTTCTTCTTATCTTCACTCATTATTATTTCCCCCTTTAGCTTTTTTTAAATCTAATTTAGCTTTTTCTAAATGATATTTAACATCCTGTTTTCCCATCCCATTCAAAACAGCCGGATGAAATATTTCTTCAATGTCATTTATTAGATTCTGAACATCTTCTAATAATTCAGGAACGGATGCTATCAGAATTGCGTTAGCTTCTGTTTCTTTTAATGTAGTTTCATAATTAGCAACCCTCCCTATTTCTTGCCCTGTGGATTCGCTTTTTATTGAAGCAGCATATTCTATCTCAGGTAAATCTAAACCATCTTCAAAACCCCATGGCCCTTGTGTGTATTTAGGCATATTTTCCCTCCTACTTATTATTCTGCTAAATCAGCCATATAATTTATTTCACCTTCTATAACATCATTTAATTGTTTAATAGTTTTAACATCATCATAACTAGTTTCGCTTGACATAACTTCAAATTCTTGGTCAAAAACACCTTCCATACTCAAATAAACTTTCAAGTTGTTATGAAGCCTTTTAATTTCTTTATTAGCCATCCTTTTCCTCCTTTAATTTATTAATAACCTCTTCTTCTGTTGGGCCAGAACAACGCTTTCTGATTTTATAAGATTCATCAGGATAAACTTCGTTTCCGCAATCTTCACATACCCAGACAGGAACTGTAACTTTTATAAGCTCCATTAAAATTTCATTTACAAATTCATCAGTTTTCTTTACAACCTGAACATCGCCACCGCAAACATGACATTCGTTATATCCTAAGTCCTTCATCAGCTGGCCTCCTTAACTTGCTTATCATCTTTTTCTACTTCTTCAACTCTTAACTTTTCATCTTCAGCACTTACTATTAGACTTATTAGCTGACTTTCTGTATCAATAGGCTCTGTTATACTCTCACGCCCATCTATCCAGATAGGAGCTCTAAAACCGTAGTACTCAGAAAGTGTATTGATTATATCCACTCCCACTTTAAACTCTGAACCTGTATTAAGAGTATTCCCAAAAACTGCTCCATCTTCTTTATCCATAGCCTCGCAAGTCTCTTTAAGACCGCCGTTTACCTGCTCTTCGAAAAGTTTAAACTCGGTATAATCAAAATGACTATTTATCTTATCTTCAAGTAGATCAACTTTTGTTCTAATAAAATCTTCAGTTAAATATAATTCATGTTCTAACTTTTCATACTTCCGGGCCAATTCTTTCTCCTGAGCTGACAGTTCCTCAATTCTTTCCTCAGCTTTCTTTTTCTGCTCAAATTTATTCAGTTGAATTTGTAAAATATCAATTTTATCCTCTAATTTTTCAATTTTATCTTCAATATCTTCTTTAGAAGTATCAGGATTACTTTCAATCTGATCAATAGTTTCCTGAATATTTTCTTTCTCTTTAAGTTTTTTCTTATACTGAAAGCTATCCTTGTAAGCCTCAGACTTTCCTTCAAGTTCATGAAGTTCCTTAAATAAATCATCCTTAACTTTCTTTAGTCCAGGAACTTGCTCTTCTAGTGATTGAATTTCCTCTTCTAGCTCAGTTGTTTCACCATTTAATTTCTCAACTTTCTGTTTTTTTTGGATTCCGTTTTGATTAATATTTTCTAATCTCTGAGACTTATCAAGCTTAGCTTTCTTTACAGCGCCCTCTATTTCATCTTCTGGGAGCTTTTGCCCGCAAGTAGGGCATTTATCTTCTACGTTGACTTCCTCTGAATTTACCTTATTCCAGCTCTCTCTAAGCTCATTCATTTCACCTTTGATAGTCTCAATTCTTTCTTTTTTATCAGCTAACTTAAGTTTCTTATTAGTAATTTTTCTATCTAAATCAGACAGCTGGTCCTTTATTTCTTCAATATCCTGCTTAGTTTCTTTAATCTTTTCATCATATTTTTCAGTATGATCATTTTTTATCTGCTGCAGTTCAGTATCCATTTCTGCAAGCTTCTTTCTCTTCTCAGCAATTTCACCCCCATTCTCAATGCCGGATAATTTTTTATCTAAACTTTTCTTTTTAGATTTAAGTTGCTTAATTTTATTTTCCAACTCGTCTTCACTTTTATCCGGCAACTCCGGAATGCTATTATTAACTTCATCAATTCGGACTGGTATTTTCTCCAAATCCTTATTTATTTTTTTCTTTTTAGAAGCTATAACTTTTTGATGTTCATCAATAGTTCTTTCTCCCAAAATATCTTCTAACTGTTTTAAATCGCTGTTTTGGGCTATTACATCTTCATCAGTTATATCGCCGCAAACATTAAGCAGTATTTCCCGGCGCTCTTCCCAGTGCAGCTGTTCATTAAAATATCTCGGGTCTGTTAATAATCTAAATATTTTTTCATCAACAAGTTCATTGATTTTTTCATCATATTCTTTTTTCTTTACAGGGACTCCAGAGATATAATAATCTGTAGTATGGCCTGTAAATTGTTCTTCTGCAGAACCTCTCTTTTTAGTCCATTTCTCCATATATACTTTTTCCAAAGTAAGTTGGCTGCCACCTATCAAAAAAGTTCCTTTAACCTTATGATCTAGACCATGAATTACTTCCTTTGTTTTACTATCTTTTGTTTTAATATCAAATTGAGCCTGCCCCCGACTATCTTTATCGAATAAAAGCCATAAAAATGAGTCAAATAAGGTTGTTTTACCAGCTTTGTTGCGGCCAAAAATATTTATATCCTTTCCGTTTGCATCAAATTCAAACTTTCTTACTCCTTTAAAATTCTTTAATTCCAAACTTAGAAGTTTTAACTCTTTCATTTTTATCCTCCTTTTGTCTTTGCCAGTCTTTCCATTCGACATAATCCATCATTTCTTTATCCTCCACATTTTCTTTAAGCCAGACAAGTGAATCTATCATTATAACCACCTATCCAGGTTGTTAATGTTTCTCTTTTTTGATATATTATAGTTAGAGTGTTTAATTTTATCTCGCTCAGCTGATTTGCCCTCAGTTGAGTTTTTTCTATTTTCTTTCCACATTTTTCTCACATCCTTAA